TTATATTTTTTTCATGTAGTCACTGAAGGTATTTGCTGTTTTTTTAGCTACGAATTTAGATACATGGGTATAAACGTTCATTGTTGTTTCGATTTCTTTGTGACCCAATCTTTCTTGTACTTCTTTAATAGTTGCTCCTGCTTCGAAAAGGATTGAAGCATGAGTATGTCTGAGTCCGTGTACAGTTATCTCTTTTAATTTATGCTTCTTGATAAAACTTTTAAGAATGTCATTCGGCATTGCAAGTCTTAATGGCCTCAAATCTTCTCTTGTAAAAAGATTGATAATGTTTTCAGTGACTCCATCAGACAAGAAGATTTCTTTTTGTTTTATCTTCCATTTCCTAAGTAATTTTAGGGTATCTTCATCAATGGATATAGTCCTTCTAGATGCATACTTTTTCGTTGTTTGAATAATTTCCTTTCCGCCTTTGAAAAACAGTGTTTTATTGATTCTAATAGTGCTGGATTCAAAGTTAACATCTTTCCACTCAAGAGCAATTAATTCGCCCTTCCTCATTCCTGTATATGCCAACATATAAAAATAAACATAATTTTGTGTTGTCATATGTTTTAATCCAAGAGAAAGGAATTTGTCTAATTCATCTTTCGTCCAAAAATTCTTAACTTCGCCTTCTTCAATTATATCTTCTTCATCTTTTTTGGGTATTTCAACATACTGCATAGGACTACGAGTAATGTAGTCATGTTTCAATGCATACTTAAATACGAGATTGGCTTGGATCTTTACATCAGCTACTGAGTTGATCTTTTGGGATAAGTCATCTACAAAATGTTGGCAATACTGTTTAGTTATATCTCTCATTTTGATATTACCAAACCACGGTAAAATATGCTTGTCGAACTTTGATAATTTGGCGTGCTGTGTACTTAATTTTATTGTGTTTTTATGAGAGGACCACCATTCATCAAATACCTGTTTAAAAGTAAGGTTATTTCTATGGTAGATTCCTGCTTTGACTTCATCTTCCAATATTCTTGCGGCTTCCTGTGCTTCTTTTTTTGTTTTGAATCCCCTCCTAGTAGTTGGTTTCCTTTTTCCTGTTTTTGGGTCAATCCCTACATAAGTTTTGAATAGCCATAGTGTTCCTTGTTTAGTCTTGTACTTCTGGAATGAAGCCATATCAATGCTCCTTTCTTTCTTCGTCTTTTAACCACTCAATCGGTGTATCAACGTATCCTTCAATATCACCGATCAATTTCCCGTTTTCGTAACGTATAGTTGAATAAACGGGTATTTTTACCATCTTAGTTACTGGAAATAGGTTAGTCAGAGATTCTTTTTTCTTTACCAATGCTTGATCACTCCTATTCTGGCATGCCCATTCAATAGCACTCTTGAATAAATTTTATTTTTATACATATCTAAGCGTTTACTCGCAAACTCATACCCGACGTTAAATAGATTCATAATGTCGGATAAAGTGTAATTAAACAACCTATCTAACATAAAAGTAGGTACGCAAAAATGATATGCAAAATAATTAGCCTGGTATTCTTGTAGATCAATAAACAACGGATGCATGTCTAATTGGTTACCGTAGTGTCTTAAAAAGTGACAAATTTCATGTCCAAATTCCATCCATTCCTCACGTTCACCACTCCTTACTAAAATAATTTCGTTTTCCAAGTTGAATGATTTTCGTTTATATACAATTTCTACTCCTAGTTTCTTAGCTATTGATCGCATATCCAAATCGCTAGGATTCACCACTCCGATTGATGTATATAGTTCATAAATATAATCCTCGAGATGTGAACGCAAGATATGACCCCTTTTCATGGAACGTATGTTTGCTTTTTGGTTAAAAGAAAAGCCCGATTTAGGGCCTTATTCATTTCATAAATGATTCAGTCTTCACTAGGCATAATTACTTCAATCCTTTTATACTTACTAACAATATCATTAGATAATTGGTTTTTGTCTTCATTAAAAGACTGTAAAGATCCGTTGGGGTTAAGTGCCATTTCTATATACTCTTCCGAAAGATTATACATATCTAAAACTTCGTCATAAACTTTTTCATATTCTGTAGGTGGTTCATTTAATTCGGTAATTTTATTTTTTATATCATCTGAAGTGTTTTTTATTTCCTCGAGTTGTCCAGTTCCTTCATAATATGTATTCAAAGAGTGGATGTTAGTGGAAAAGTCTTCTGGAATATTACCAGCAGTATTTATTTCAAAATATTCTTCTATAACATCTTGTTCAAAACCTGTTAATGTTGACATTTCTTGGACTGGTATAGCACCTTTGCTTTTTATACTGTAACTCCAAACGGTAGCATATTGATCCAATATTTCTTCAGTTTTAGCGGAATTATCGAGCAATTTACTGGCAACATCTTGTAAATCTGCTCTGTATTCTGCAGATTTCTTATTACCACATCCTACCAAAGCTATCAAACTGACTGACAACAACAAAACAAATGATACCTTTTTCAATATTATTTCCCCTTTTTACTCTTTCTTTTTTTGACTCATTTTAAATTTTATATATTCATAAACCTCTCTTAAATCCTCAGCAGTCAATGATTCCATATCTTTAAACATTAAATTTATATCCGGGAATTCTTTAGAGATTTTCTTTTTATAATATTCAATATCTTCTTCAGTGGTTTCATGCCCTAATAAATAATCAATAGACACTTCATATAATTCGGCCAACCTTTTAAGGGTTTCTGTATCTGGATCTCTATAATCGCGTTCGTAATTAGAAAGTACAGTGTTAGTAATACCTATTTTTTCCGCAACAAACTTTTGGGACCAGCGTCTTTTTTCTCTTTCAATTTTTAGTCGTTTACCCAGGCTCATAATTTATCTTCCTCATATCGATTAATAATTTCATCATAGCAACAATTCACGTTATGTTAAACTTAATCCACAAAAAGTTAAAAAAGTTGTTGACTTCCACATTGCGTGAATATACAATAGAGATACATAGTTCACGTTACGTGGAAAAATAAGGTGGTGAACAACATGCAACTACACGAAAAGATAAGACAGTATAGAAAGTCTAAAGGAATTTCTCAGACTTTTATTGCTAAAAAGCTAAAGATCACTGTATCTGGTTACAATATGAAAGAGTCAGGAAAGCGTCCAATTACTATTGATGAATTAGAAAAGATTGCCAAGGTCTTAGGTGTATCAGCTTCAATTTTTTTTAACAATGAATTCCACGTAAAGTGTAATGATAGTTTGCCAAAACAAGCCATATAGGAGGTGATCTAATGCAAAGCCCTGTCGATGACTTAAAGCAAAACATTTTGGCAGAAACCATAAAAGAAATGTGCCAACAAGCATACGAACAAGGGGTGGAGGATGCTCGAAAGAAATATGCATATCCTCCTACGCTTAAGAAACAACATCTAACTGAGATATTCCAAGTAGAACTACCAACTGTTGATAAAATCATTCGGATGGAAGGCTTTCCGAAATGTAAATTTGTCCAAGCCCGCTATCCGAGGGATGACGTTTTTGACTGGATTAATGACAACATTGAGTACGTTCGTTACAACACCAATTATTTAAAAGGTATCTCTTAATACTAGTTTACTAGTATTTGAAACAAATTTGGGTTCCATGTATGCACTGTGCATATTATGCACGTTGAGGGGAGGTGAGTTTTATGAATTACGGCCCACTACTTCGTGCAACAAGAGAAATTAGGGGATTAACGCAAGAAGAAATGGGAGAGCACTTGGGTGTTTCCAGAACTGTTGTCACAAAGATGGAGAAAGATAGAGTTGTTTTGATCTTTGATCGTGCACTCAAGTGGTTTGAGGTAACCCAGACTCAAAAAGTGGTTGATTTGCTTCAGTCTGGCGTGGAAATCGCAGTGATTATTGATTGTCTATCAACTTTAATAGGAGGTTTTATCAGATGGATGTAAAAAGCTTTTTGGCAGAAGATTGCCCAGCTGCATTTAAAGAATCAATGTGCATCATGGATTGCATTTATGTCATGAGACAAGAACTGGTTGAGGGGGATTACGAGCAAGCTATTGTCGCTACAGAAAACGCCCTACGTTCATTCAAACAGCTACACAAGATGCAACAGGAGAAAGCACATAGTGACGAAGTACAGGCTGTGATACAAGAAGCCAAGGAAAAGGGAAAGGGAATCATCGTCATACAGAGCATACAGAGGTTACTCAATGGATAGCAAAACTTGGACAGCCTTAATCATGTGGGGAATCC